ATATCGTTTGATGACTTGTGCTTGGAAGGAATGGGTTGGGAAGTTGTACCATTTTTGGCCCCAATCAAGATAGATGGCGTGGTTTACGCGCATTATTTTACGTCTGGAATCATGGGCCGACCCGTAAGCAGCAGCAGGGCATTATTAACCAAGCAATTCCAGAGCTGTGTGATGGGTCATGTTCAGGATAGAGAGATTAGTTTTGCAAAGAGAGCAGACGGTACTCGCGTCACAGGTTTATTCTCTGGCATATTCTACCAGCACGAGGAAGGATACCTAAACGCTCAAACCAATTTGTCATGGCGTGGTATCTGGATGCTGCACGAGGTAGAAGATGGTGCGTTTGATGAGATGCCAGTCAGTCTAAACTACTTGAGGAAGCGTTATGGGTGATCCAGATGTTAAAGACTGGGAAAGACTGCGAAAAGAGATCCCAGCTATAGAATCAAATGCAATTGATAATGCAATGGTTGATTACCATGTTTTGTGTGAAAGTGAAAGCAAAGTTGTTGGTGAAAAAGATCCCGACCCCGTAAATTCACCCAATCACTACATGACAGGGGGGATCGAGTGTATCGATGCTATCGAGGCTAGTGCCAGCAATGCTGATGCGTTCATGGGGTACTGCAAGGGCAATGTTCAGAAGTATTTATGGCGTATGGAACACAAGGGAAAGCCAAAAGAGGACGCTTTGAAGGCCCAGTGGTATTTAAACAAGCTAATCAGCAAACTATAGGCGCAAAAAAGCCCCAATTAAGGGGCCTTGGCAGGGTTTAGTCTATCCCCATTGATCGGCCATTGCATCGGCTATTCCTTGGTAGGTTTCAGATCTGATTTTCCACCTATCCGCACTTGGCCCCAATTTGTTCTGGCCGCTGGGAGTTTGGTTATCCCAATAGCCACAATCTGGCCTTGGCAGGGTATTGGTTGGAGTCAGTTTTGGCAGGTTATGCAGCCACAATCCGGTTTTTTTGCTCTCTGGGTGGCCGTGCTCGTATGGTTGCACGTAGTGACTGGCCTTTATTGGTAACACTCCTACAGGGTTCTCCATTGCCACCCGTGGCGCGTTCTCTTTTGCATGGGCATATAATGAAAGCGTCCAATCAATCGCCCGCAATCGCTCCCCGTGGCGTTTCATCCCCACACCATAGTGGGCATTGCCTGAAACTGCTAGAGCCGTGCATGGTGGGTGCATGATGATCAGATCCCAACCAAGATCTATTACCTCCCAGCAATCGCCCCTGTAATGGTGGGGGCTATTATCATCTGATTCTAGCAAGTCGCAGCTGTAAGCCTCATGGCCGCGCTTTCTGAATGCCTCTCGAACCTTTCCGCTATACTCACAAGCAATTAAAACTCTCATTAGATCCTCCAAATTAGGCTAATTACTAACATGTAAAAAAAGATGCCCATACAGCCCCCAATTGACGCAAAAAGTATTTTGTCTATCATGGTTTAAGCTCCTAAAAGTAAAAAAGTGAAGGTCACCAGGTAAAGCATGGCGGCACCTACCAAAGCACCACCCACAAAGACGGCACCACCAACGGCGGCAGCTATAAAGTTAGAACGGCGCTCTCTCTTGGCGTGTTCCTTTTGCATTCTTATATATGCTGAGTTCATGGTTTAGCCTCCTACGGCGATTAGATTAGATTTAAAACGATTAGATCGTGAACCGTGTACAGTAATTGCAATATTCTTGCTAGTACCATCGCAAAGCATACAGTCAATGCACTGGATTCCCTTGCTATCGGATAGGCATTCTATTTCGCTATCTGCTAAAGCATCTCCAACTAGTGCGACTCTGAAAGTCTTTGCTCCTAGTGCCTGAAATTTGGCCGCTTGCCGTGGTGTATCGGCTGATACTTGGCACAATTCAAAAAAGCGCGAATCGAAAGCTTTATGATCGGCTTGATGAGTGTAGCCAGTGAAGCCTAGACCTAAATCAGCAATTGACCTCATGACCCCGAAAGGAACGGCGGCCGGGTCGCCATAAGCGCCTAGTCTTATTTTACGATGGCTAAAGTAGTGGGCGTGATCGTCAAAGCTAAAGATGGGATAAATACCGCGTTTAAAGCCTTTATAAACCGCGTTCGGTGCTTGGCCAATGTTCACATAGCAAGCGCCCCCATTATAGTGACGGTGTGGACAATTGCCGCAAATGCTGGAATCGTCGCCAGCCTTACTAGCTTCAACTGGATTGATGTTATCGCGCAAAATCCATGTTTGGATCATCTGCCCCGTCTTTATGTTACTGGTGGACATAGTCGCCACAACAACAATCGGCTGACCATCTAATACACTTGGCCCCTGATACATTACAAAGCCACGTTCCGCGCTTGCTGGTTTCTTTTTAGTGCTACCTTTTAAATATTGCATTGTTCACTACTCCTAGTGGTTTTATTAATTTTGGTCAGTAAATCGATCAATCATCGCCTTGCATTCTTGTAAGGTTTCATGTGTATCGGTAAAGAACTCACTTTTAGGGCCACAATTCCACAGGCCATTTTCCATCCTGCTTATTTGCCAATTCCTATAAACGTATTCACCCGCCACGATCCTTTCTGCCCTGAAAATGTCTGCTTTCATTGTTAACTACTCCTAATTATTAAGTGCCGTTTATTCGGCGTGGGAGCATTTTAATACTAACCATTGACATAAAGCAAATAAGAAAGTGTTTTTTTATGAATATAGACCTTAAACTGATTAAATAATGATCAATCTGTACAAATAATGATCAATGTTGTGATAAAATCGGGCTAATAAAATCAAAGGGTTAAATCTAAAGAAAAGGATTAGATAGGTATTACCACGCAATATCGCTCTCAGGATCTCAGAGAACCATTAAAACAGTGCATAAACCTCAGTAAGTGGGGCCAAGTAATACGATGGCATCAATAGTTATATATAAGGCAA